GGTCGGCAATCTCGGCATCCCAAAACTGCAGTCGTCAGCCACATCGGCGTGGGTCGCGGAGAACGCGGCCCTCACGGCGAGCGACATTCAGCTCGACATGGCTTTGATGACGCCGAAGCATTGCGGAGTGATGACTGAGTCAGCCGCAACATGCTTCTGCAATCGAGCCCCGACGTCGAAGCAATTTTGCGAGATGACTTCGCTCAGATTTTGGCAACGGCGCTCGACCGTGCCGCGATCGTCGGCGGCGGCGCCAATGAACCATACGGGATGCTGGCTACTCCCGGCATCGGCGACGTTCCGGTCGGTGCCGCTGGCGGACCGCTGACCTGGGCCAACGTCGTTGCGCTTATCTCGCTTGTGGATACTTCGAACGCGCTCAATGGCTCGCTTGGCTTCTTGACCAACTCGAAGGTCACCGGCAAGGCCGCGACCATCCTGAAGACGACGGCCGACACCAGCTCCACCTTCATCATTGACAGCCCCGGCGCCACGACGCTCGCCGGTTATCCGCTCGGCAAAACAAATCTCGTGCCCAGCAACTTGGTCAAGGGCGGTTCCGGTGCAGTCTGCTCGGCGCTCATCTTCGGAAATTGGGCTGACATGCTGATTGGTTACTGGTCGGCCTTCGACGTTCTCGTAAACCCGTACGAGACAACGGCCTACACCAAAGGCAACGTGTTGATCCGCGGCATGCTGACCGCCGACATTGCGCTGCGGCACGTCGAATCGTTTGCGGCCATTAAAGACCTCACCACATGACGCCGCACGCCGACGAGGACTATTCGGATTTTATGTCGCGCTGTACCGCGGCGTATGATGCCGAGGAATGCACGCTGCTCTGGGACGAGGCGCGCACGGGGAAAGGTGCGAACTTTGAGCGGCGTGCAGCGCCGCTGGAGATTCGCGCCAAGGGTCGACGGCTCGAAGGTTATGCCGCGACATTTGGCGTCGAGGCGAAGCTGCCCGGCTTCACGGAAGTACTGACGTCGGGCGCCTTCGCTGCCTCGCTGCGGTCAAGCGCGGACATCCTCTGTCTTGTCGACCACGACACCAGCCGCGTGCTGGCGCGCACACGGTCCAAGACCTTGCGTCTGTCGGAGGACATCAGGGGGTTGGCGTTTGACTTAGATTTGCCTGACACCGGTGCTGGCCGCGACGTGCGTGAGCTTGCCGAGCGCGGCGACCTGGGCGGTATGAGCTTCGGCTTCGTTGTCGACAAGGACGGCGAGACCTGGTCTGGCAACAAGCGCACGCTAACCCGCGTCGACTTGCGGGAGATTTCTGTCGTGTCGTCGTGGCCGGCCTACGAAGGAACGTCCGTCAATGCACGGGCAAAGATAACGCAGACCGGCGTTTTCTTCCGCCTCGCCCTCGCGCGCCGCTACCTCGACATCATCGGAGGGCGCTGATGGGCATCTTGACCCGCATCGCGACACTCATCGAGGGTGCCGAGCAGCGCTCATTGCCGGAGGATCCATACTGGAGCAACTGGCAAGCGGCGCGCAGCATCGGCTCGCCCAATGCCGACAACGTGCTGTCGAATTTGGCGGTCGCGGCAAGGTGCATTCAGTTGCGCAGCGAAATACTTGCCAGCGTGCCGTTGTTCCTTTTCCGGCGGGACGACAATGGCGGGCGGACACGTGCCGATGATAACCCGCTGTACGGCTGCCTGCATGACATCAGCAATCCCGCACAGTCGGCCTACGAATTTCGCGAGCTGATGGTTCGCTCGCTCGACCTCTACGGCAATGCCTATGCTCGCATCTCCTGGAATGCCCGCGGCCAGGTGACGGCGCTCACTCCGATATTGCATAGCGACATTCAAGTCGACCGCCTGGGCTCAGGACGGTTGCGCTACAAAATTTTCACCGGTGCTCGCACCGAAGTCTTGTTGCAGGAAGAGGTGCTACACGTCCGCGGCGCCTCTCACGACGGCATGATGGGGCGCTCACCGATTAGCATCGCGCGCGGGGCGCTTATGCTCGCCTTGGCGCATCAGCAGAGCGCACTATCGCTGTCCGACAACGCACTACGGCCGGCCGGCCTGTTGTCGTATCCGGAGCGTTTGAGCAAAGAACAGCGCGACCATCTTCGCGACACCGCCACCGCCGATTATACAGGCCAGGCCAACGCCGGAAAATTTCTCATTCTCGACGCCGGCGTGAAATATGAGAAGCTCGCCTTCAGTCCGGAGGACGCGGAATTCCTGGCATCGCGTAAATTGGCAAACGAGGACGTCTGTCGCGTCTTCGGGGTGCCGCCGACCGCGGCCGGCATTCTCGACAAAGCCACTTACAGCAACACCGAGCAGGAAGCCCGCAGCCTGGTGCAAAACTGTATCGGCCCGCTCGCCGGCCGCATCGAGGCGGCGATGCATCGCTGCTTGCTGACCGACGTTGGCCGCCGCAACCTCTACATCGAGCATGACTTGGACGGCTTGCTGCGCGGCGATGTGAAGAGTCGGTTCGAAGCCTACCGGCTCGCGCGTGAGATTGGCGTCTACAGCCCGAACGACATCAGAAGGAAAGAGAACGAGCCGCCCATCGCGGCCGGCGACGAATACAACGTGCCAGCAAACTGGATGCGGCTCGGCGATACGCCAAGGCCGCCAGGACCATGACCATGGCGCCGCGTCTGGCGACCGAGAAGGAAGCCGCTGAGGCGATTGGCCTCGAGCTGGCAACCTTCCGTTCCTGGGTGAGCTGCGGCCGCTTGCCGCCGCCGATACCGGACTGCGGCAGGTATGACTTGAGGGCTATCGATGCCGCGCTCGACCGCATCTCTGGGCTCGGCAGTCAAGGCAATGCGCTCGACGCTTGGCGAGCCAAGGGAGGACGAAGCAGTGCGCGTTCGGCTTAAAGGCATCCATCGCGTCAAGGTGAAGCTCGCCAGCGGCGAGACGGCGGAATATCACTACGCGTGGCGAGGTGGACCGCGCCTGGTCGGCAAGCCCGGCTCGCCGGAATTTTTGGCGAGCTATAGCGCCGCGCATCAGACCCGCCGCGCGCCCGACCGCTCGAGCTTCCATTCCATCATCGCCGGCTACAGGGCGAGCCCGGAATTTATAAAGCTCAAGCCGCGCACAAAGGCCGACTATCTCCAGCACATCGCCAAAATTGAAACCAAGTTCGGCGACCTGCCGCTCACCGCGCTCGAGGATGCCCGCGTGACCCGCGACTTCCTCGACTGGCGTAACAGCATGGCCCACAGCCCGCGCCAGGCCGACTACGGCTGGATGGTCTTAATGCGGTTGCTGTCATGGGCGCGCGCCGGTGGCGAGACGCTCTACCGTCCGCCCGAGCGGGTCGAGCGCCTCTACCACGCCGACCGCTCCGAAAAGATATGGAGCGAGCAGGCGATTGCCGCGTTCATGGGGGTGGCATCGGAGCCGCTGCAGCGTGCCCTGTTGCTGGCGCTCGAGACTGGCCAGCGCCAAGCGGACCTCTTGGTGTTGCCGTGGAGCGCCTATGACGGGACCTGGGTCCGGCTGCGCCAGGGCAAGACCGGCCGGCAGGTCAATGTCCCGGTCACCCGCCGGCTGCGGGCGGTGCTCGAGACCAGCAAGCGGACCGCCACGGTGATTCTCACTAACAAGCGCGGCATCGCGTGGACGCCGAATCGCTTCCGCAAAGCCTGGGGTGATGCCACCCGCAAAGCAGGCATGTCCGGCCTGACTTTCCACGACTTGCGCGGGACGGCGGTCACCAGGCTGGCCGAGGCCGAATGCTCGCACGCCGAGATTGCCAGCATCACCGGGCACAGCATGCGCGACGTTGGCGCCATCCTCGACAAGTATCTGGCGCGCACCGACAAGATTGTGCTGGCCGCCATCGCCAAGCTTGAAAGGGGCAAGCCATGACGACCGTTGGCGACGACAGATACTATGAAGAGCACGCTGCCTTGCTAGGGCACGTCACGCTGGCCTGGAACGATTGCCACTACACCGTTCTATGGATTTTTCGGACCTTATCCGGCGTAGCTTGGAAAAAGGCGTGCGCTACATTCTTTGAGCAGAAGACCGACAATAATCGTCGTGGGATCACCCTGACGCGCATGAAGGCAGTGCTCAATACCAAAAACGATTATCCGATGCGGGAGAAGGGCACGCAGCTACTCGACAAGCTCACAGATCTGGCAGGCGAACGGAATTTGGCGACCCACACGATATGGCGGCAGGTGATGCCCGAAGGTCAAGTCCAGCCACATCCAGCCCTTCCACGGTCCAAAAAACTCCAAAAGGACTTCAAGTCTCAA